CAACCAGTTCTAATCATTTTGTAACTGTAATATCTGATGTTTTAGTAATAGTCAAAAAGTAAATAATATAACTTTATAATGTGTACAAATAAATATTACAAATTTTGCGTTTGTAAATAACACTCTTTTTTAATACAAGTATGAAATGGAAAAACTTATTGATTTTTCGTTAAAATTTCCAAAACTTCTTATAACTGATCCAGATTCAATATACTACTTTACAGGATGCTCTACACCTGGTGCATCGTTTGCTGCTCTTATTGTCAACAAATCTCAAATAACATTAGTAGTAAGAGATTTAGAAATGAGCAACTATACAAAAAGTGGTATAAATATAATACCGTATTCTGAACAAACACCAGTAGATATTGTTGCGAATGTTTTGAAACAAGAATGCATAATAGGTGGTCATAAAGTAGAAGTAGGGTTCGACGGAGACTCTTCTAGATTTTCCGCAGCAGATTCACAACTTTTGTTCAAACTATTAACGTTCATCAAGTTTACTGATGTATCAAAAGAGTTAAAATATATGCGTGTTAAGAAATCTAATATCGAAATTGACTACATTACTAAAGCAGCGTCTTATGTAAAAAACGCGTATATTATTGCATTAAATAATATTAAAATTGGCATGACAGAAACTGAACTTTCTGGATGGTTGAATTACGGAAAAATGTATAGTGGTTCTGAATGGACAGCATATCCCGAATTTGTATCATTTGGTGTAAACGGTTGTATAGGACATCATGCAGCTTCGAGTGATACTAAATTGAAAACAGGTGAACTTGTTTTTATGGAAATTGGTGCGTCTCATAAGCGTTATCATGCAGCAATGATGCACTGTTTTTGGACAGGTGTACCACCTGTATGGTTTAACAGACTTAAGAACTGTATAAAATGTGCCATTTCAGTTGCGAAAAGTATCTGTGTTCCAGGAACTCGTGCAAGTGATGTAGACAAAGTAATGCGAAATATAATCGAACATGCATTTGACAATTGTGACATACACTTTCACCCGAAATTTACTATACTACAAAGAAGTGGGTATAGTATTGGTATCGGAAATGCAACAGACTGGGCGGATAAAATTGTTAGAATAACTCCTACATCAAATGACATTATAGAAGAAAATATGGTACTACATTTAATTCCATGGTTACAAATTGATGATATTGGTGCGATGGGGTTTTCCGACACAGTAGTTGTTAAAAATTATGGCCTCCAGTCACTTTTTGACGAGTACTACAATCAGCCTTTAATGCAATAATGATAAAAAAATATCCAAACTAAAATATACATTATCAGTAGAAAGATGTTTGGTTTTTCCATTCTTAAAATCCATATATTCATAAAACGTCTTCACTGAAGCATTTGACATTTCAGAGTTTAAAAAATAAGTATAAACCTTATTTTTATAAACCAGTTTCCTACATAATGGCCATCCATATTTAATTTCTAGATGTATACCTTTCAAGTATTCTTTATGAACATGTTTATAAACATAATTAATAAGATCGTCGGGGAGATCATAAAAAAAATTTGTTGAAAACATTTTTTTACAACAGTGTCGTGTACAAAAATGAAGAGATCGCACGAGTCGGTGTCGTGTACAAAAATGAAACGATCGTACGAATCCGCAATATATGTGGCTACATTCACAACAGGACTCTATTTATCTCAAACGATTCTTAATTTCAAATCCAATTAAGAACGTAAAAAATATAAATGTCTAAAACTAAAATAGTTTACTTAAAATAATAATGGAATCGTTACAAATAATAGAAGTTATACTACTACTTTTTGTTATTGTAGCTGCATATTTAGGTTGCAAACAGGATATACAAGAACTTTCTCCATTTCGTGTAAAAATAAAAAAAAAGATTGAGAAAAAGCAAGAGAATTAGAGATATGAAACAAATTTATAGCATCATATATGCAGTAAAAAGTTGTTCATTGTCTGATAAGTTTGTGTACAATTGAGTAAGAGAATCATGTAACGAATTTTCGTCAAGTTTACCTTGTTCCAATACATTAAGTAACCTTTTTACTCTCATCTTTTCTCTATAATTATTATCTTTTAATTCACCCAATGCTCTTGATTTATTACGGTTCATTGCTTTTTCTTCTTGTATAGTCTTTTTTAAAACTCGATTTTGGGTTTTAATTTCGGTAACTGTTTTCATGTTTGTATTTTAATATTATTTTTTAAAAGGTTAAAGAATACATTTTGCCCCTCAATTTAGGACATTTTGAGTTGAGTGTATCTGTAGTAGACTGTATTTGATGTTCAAGTATCTTTTTTAGCTTTGATAAATCAGCTCCTGTTATTTTTTCCAACTCTGATTCTTTTGCAATTTGTCTTGCGGCACTTATATATGCACTAGAAAATACAAGGTGTTGTAATTTCATAAAAGGTTGAGAATCTTGATGAGCTATTTTTCTCCATTTAATAGCCTGGTTTAATAGTTCCACACCGGATTGTGTGTTTGAGTTTTGAGGAGAATCGTTAAGTATTTTAGATAAAATTACTAAAACTAAAAGACCGCCTGTAATAAAACAAGCATTTTGAAAATGTGCTCTCGTGTTCATATTTATTAAGAGTTATAAAATTATATTGAGAAAAAAACTAGAGTTCATCTTTTGTGTTTCCAAATACTTCTTTTTTATAAACATCATAACTGTGATCAACAGATAAATTGCGACAAATTCTATGCGGTGTTCTAAAATTTCTTGTATGAAACCACAAGTTTGCAGCATATTTTGTACCTTTTATTACTTTTTTTGCTTCATGAGACGTCTTATGTTCATTCACACCATATTCATTATCTTTTATAGAGTTCCACAATATAGCAGTATTTTTTTTAGGCTTTACTAAAATATTCAACTGATCGAAATATGTCTCACCACCTTCTTCTACATCACTCAAGTAAATAAAAAATGTCAGAGTTCTTGCTCCTTGTATTGAATCATGATGACAATTTTGGTCATGGTGGCGCTGATAATATTGATTTTCAGTATACTTCAAAATTTGGAAAAATTCAGAGTTTTTTACAGGTAAATCCACAATATTTGAAACTCTTTTCTCTATATTTTTTAAAATATAATCATCTTCACAGTTTGGAGTCATACACCAACATTGTGAGGATGTTCTAGCTGAAGAAATAGTGTTAATTCCGGCTTCACTTCTCACAAAAGTATCACCACACAATGATATCAAATGATCACTTTCATTTCCTTTCAAAAAGTCGGGAAACATGACAACCCAAGGATCTCTAGATAAAAAAGAAACATTATAGTTGTATTCTATACTAGAAAATCGTTTATTCAAAAAATTAGTTTCAAAATTGTTTGTAGAATTTTCACAGTCATAGTCGCAAAGAAGACAGCTTTTTTTACAATAAGTATACATGTATCCTGAGTTTGACTCACAACCATTATTCATGGACCAAACTTCACAGTTTGAATTTAAATCTTTACATTCTGAAAATGCGAAAAGTGAAACAAATAACATTTACTTGTTAAATAATAATAATAAAATATATTAAACTCGTTCAATTCCTTTATAATTTTATTTTGTATCAAATAAATGATAAGAGCATTCTTTCTATTTACCATCGCAACTATTGCAAACTGTAAAGTTATTTCCTTAACAGATTCTAACTGGAAGAGTGTAGTAATGGACTCTAACAAAAATGTTTTCATAAAATTTTTTGCTCCATGGTGTGGACACTGTAAAAGATTAGCACCTGATTGGGACAAACTAGGTGAAGAATTTACAGATGACGACGGTATAACAATCGCAGAAGTAGACTGTACACAAGAAAAAAAACTATGTGAAGACCATGGAATTAATGGTTATCCTGCATTAAAAAGTTTTTGGAAATCACAAAGTGAAGAATATTCTGGAGGAAGAACGTACGATGATCTAAAAACATATGCACTTGCAATGAAACCCAAATGCTCTATTGATGCTATAGAAAACTGTTCCAAAGAAGAAAAAGTATTGATTGAAGGTTATAAAAAAATGACTACTGAAGAACTTAGAAAGAGTGTCAAAGATTATACACAGACTTTAGAAGATTCTAAAAATACTTTAGAAGAACTATTAAACAAACTGAGAAATCAATATGAAGAAAAAGTTAAAACTGTAGAAGACGAAGAAAAGGACTTAAACCCTAAAATTAGTCTGATGAATGAAGTTTTAAATGAAAATAAAAACTCCAAAGAAGAGTTGTGACTATATACTGTAATTTTTTACCTATATATTTTCATCATGTCATAAAAACAAAAAAATATATTCGCTTACACAGTGAATCAATTTTTTTTCAACCTGAATGAATGATGTCACCGTCTTTTTTTTTAATATAAAGAAAAGGTACACCTATTTGAGGAGGATAACAATGTGGACAACCTTTTATTCTTGTTCTTATGTCAATTTGAGCAGGAAGTTGTCCTTTCCCTAGTTCTTCTTTTTTAACTGGTGGAAAAGATTCAAAGAATTCTTTTAAATTAATATTGAAGAGTTCGATATGTTTTTCCCACTTTAAAAGTTCAGGAGAGGGATCGCCAAATACTATTTTAGTATACTCCGTCTTCATTTCACTAACAGAATCCTTGAAAGCCCTTATTAATTGTTCTTCTTTAATGTCAAACCAAACATCACTTAAATGTTTCAGTATTTTGTTGCTAAAAATACGTGCATAAGTATCTTCTACGACTGTTTTCCACCCTATTATAACAATATCTTCATACCAAGGATTATCTTTTATAGTTGTTACAAAACCATACGTATGGCATGCAAAGAGTAATATTGCTCTGGGTTTTAAGTTGTGTGTATGAAAACTTGTGCTTTTAGAATCATAAGCGGACTTTATCGACTGCGATATGTCAGAGTATAGAATTCTCTCAGCTTGGTTTCTTTGATCACCCAGTATAATGTACTGTTTTTCCGCATGTCCACTAAACAAAAATAAATCGGGTTTGTTTGTTTCAAGTTTTTCAAAAAATATTGTTTTGTTTGTAAAAGGTACTATTCGTGTATCGGTAGGTGGTATACCACTGTCAATCAACACAGATTGAATTTCTAAATCAACGCTCAAGTTAGAAACTCCCAAATACATTGGATTTGAATAAAATACAATAAATTTTTTTGAATTTTCATTACAAAAGTTTTCTTTAATAGAACTAATAACTTCTTGATCTGTAACATTATTAAGCAAGTACAACTTTAATTCAGACGACCAGGAGTTGAATAAACGTTCAGGATCCGATGAGTAATCTAAAATAGGAACATCTTCAAAGTCTAACTTTTTGGAAATATTTCTTTTTGTCAGAGGAGGAGATGAATCTTTTGTTGGAATTGATGGTGGTTTTTTGTCATCTATGTTTATTTCAGTACTTTTTGTCAAAGGTGTAACAGGTGATTCAAGTTCAAAATTAAGATCAGATTCAATATTCTCGGTAAATCGTTCTTCAGTATAATTTTGAAGCATTTTTAGAGTAACAAATAAAATATATTTGTTATTCTAAAAATTAATATTCATGATATTTATTTTACCCGATATTCCGAGTATTTGTAACATATGTTTGAGTATAAACTCTATAAACATAGTTCCATGTACTGCAAATGAAGAAGATTATTTGAAAACAAAGTTTAGTGTACTATGTACTGTCTGTTTAGACTCATTATTAAGTTTTTATCCTATTACGGTTAAAAAAATAAACGATCGTCAAATATATGGAAAGTTTGTTCAAAGATACACAAAAATTAAACAAAACAAGTAAAACCGTAAACTTATAGAAACGCGTATATACTTACATTTCTGTTCTTACTTATAATAAGAAACATACACGCTGAACATTTCTCAAAAAGTGTAAATATTAGAGAAAGTAAAAGTATTATCATTATGGACACCAACTACACGATTCAAAAATGCGACCGTAAAGTATAAAAGTTTTTAGTTATTGAAAAAAATGGAATACGAAATTTTAGGAATTTCTGAAACATCTTCTATCGAAGACGCAAAAAAAGCGCTTGACAAACTAAGACTTTTAAATCGACCAAACAAAGTGAATCATGAAGAAACAGAAAGAGCAACTTTTATACTTTATTTGGCAGAACGAGCTTATATAAGAATAGAAGAAAAAATAAACGTTAGGAATATTTTAGAAAACTTTATAACACATTCTTATAATTCCACGTTATGTGAAATGAAAGATAAAAAAAAGTTTACTACAAATATTAACGTTTTAAACCATGTGTATGAAAAAAAAACACGAAATGAGTGAAAGTGGTACTATTAATGAAAATAGAATTATACAATACACAGTATTATACTATACAGTTTATAAATAACTATACGTTTCAAATAAAATTATTTATTCTAGTTTTGTTTAATTTTTTTTTATTAGGAAAAGTAAAGAATGCTAAGTTTCCACGTACTTAGTCAATCTTACATTGGAACATGCGGAGGCATTTCTCAATTGTACAATGATGAAGGATGTTGTTCTTCGGAAAGCTTCCAACAAATGTCTGCGTATCAGAAATGTTATAAAGGACAAGGAACTGTTATCGGAAGCGGTGGTGGAGGAGGAAGAATGGAATTATCTGTAGTAAGTGAGAAAACTATTTTAGCAAGTGTAGGTACAAGTAATATAGATATGAACAAACAATCTACAAACACCGTAAGTGGATATCAGTCTTATAACATCCAAGACGGACTTATTTCAAAAGGAAGTGAATCTTGTACCGGTATAAGTACACAAATTATGACAGCTGATGAAAAATACGTATGGGGAATTCCAAAATATAGATCTTTTGGAATACAAAGACAATCACGTACAGATTGTTCTATAACATCTTTCGATACATCTACAATAAAATCACAAAATTGGTTAACATCAAGGAAAGCTCAACAAATGATGGTCAAAGGTAATTATGTATATGTACTAACACAAAACCAGGGTACCGGCTCCGACCAACTGTTGATACTAAAGTTCGATAAATCAATGACTGGTGAAATGCAAGTAGTAAGAGCAGGTAAATACATATCAGGGTGGTCCGGTGCAAATAGATTTACTGCTTCAGATACACACATATACGTACATTCTAAAGCAGGTTTAGAATCAATTCCATTCGATTTTAAAACAGGAGATACATTCAAAGTTGAAACAACTTACGAGGACAAGTATCGAACATTTGCACAGTATGGTATGAATTTTATAGATGGTTACATATATTCCTGGATGATCGATTTTAACATATATCGTGGTGTGTATCCGAACAGTGAACTTTTCGGCAATGTCGACAACACACCTACAGGTCACTTTGTAATATTTGATACAAATAATACAAACACACAACCTACTCTTGTGGACATAGTTGTACCCGAGTACAATATGGATTCAGCTAGTGAATCTAATCTCGTTGTCAAAACAGAAGACGGAAGCATAGTTTCGTATTTTGTTGGTAAAATCAACAGTACATATGGATTCACAAAAGTGACTAGACTTTCACATCCGGATGACATGGATTCAAACAGTACAAATATAGATAAATTTGTTTTAATAGAACAACCGGAAATGCCCGTGTCATTTCTGAGTGTTGATACCTCACAGTTCGCAGGCGGAGCTTCTCCCGTGTATATAAATGATAGCATAGTCTATGGTTTTAAAGACGGAGTTTCTCTTCAAACGTACAATGTAAATAACAACAAAAATGGAGATAACTATATACTTGGTGCCGAACTAATAAAGCCATATTCTCAAGTAGAGTTAAAAACTTGTGGTGATCTCGATCAACAAGTTAACTTGGAAGATTGTTGTGACGCTGTTTCGAAAGACTTTGGAAAAGATAAAAAATGTTTTTGTTACGTTCCAGAACCTGCACCTATAGGTTCCTTAAAAGTTACCCTAAAACTAGATGATAGTTATGGTGATAGTTGGGACGGAGCAACTCTTGAAATAACCGGCGGATTTTGCGGTAAAGAAACATTTTCATTAGGTAGGGCAGATGGTAAAACGAAAACATTTGAAACTTTTTTCCCTCCTAATTCATGTATGGATATTGTTTATAAAACAGGGAGCTACCCAGAAGAACAAACGTTTAAAGTAACATTAGGAGAAGCTTCAACCGAAATTATTAGTGGAAGAAACACTGATTTTACTACAAGATTATGTTATGATGATACGGGAAGACGTCTTTCATCCTTTCCTAAAAAACAAACTAGAAATTTTTTCCAACGTCCAAAAGAAGATCCTCGATAATAAAAACTTTTATTTAACAGGAGTGTATATATTAAATATTAAAAAAAACAAGCATGTCTGTACCAATGTAACTATGAACGTTTGGTAAAAAATGAACCATTCCCACAAAACGCCTGTAACGAAAACAAAGCTCCAGACCATCTACGACGATGACCTCACGGTTTGCCATTCTTTCCTCTGACATCACTTCAGTCTCTACCGAACCTACTCTAAAACTAGTAAAGAAGTCATGGGCAGATACAATTGAAGAAGAAGAAGAAGTAGAAACTGGTTTCACAACTGTTTCTTACAAGAAGAAACAAGTCAACAATGTCAATAAATTACAAAACAATACATGCAACGGAAAGATTGTATTTGTAAACAAGAACAACTGGGGTATGATTGAGCGAGTGGACACATTTGAGCAAGTTTTTTTTTCACCGCAAGAGTTTAAAAACTTCAAAAAAGGAATGAAAGTCAAGTTTGAACTTGGTTCAAACAACAAGGGTGTGTGTGCGAAAAATGTGCTTGTTATTTAAGTAGATGTACCTGTATAAAAATAATCATTAAATAAAATGAACTGTCCAACTAAAACTATAATATTTTCTTACATATCTATAGTACACCTTGTAGCATGTGTTGTATATTTAGTAGCAACTATTAACTTAGGAACACCTTTCAAAGATTCATTGACGACAGAACAATTAAAAATAAAAAAAGAATCTTCTACAAAGAGGTTGCGTATTTATAATGTGGGAGTTATTATAGGCATATTAACTGTTTATCTGTTTATTGAGTAGTTTTTTATTTACTTTGTCACTGTCTATTTTTTTTTAGTTTGTATGCTTTATTATTGTTTACTGTTTATAAGTCACTTGATGTTAAAAGATCTTGGAGAGAATTAAATTTGATAAACTTCATTATTTATGATGGGAATCAACGAAGCGTATTCTTAATACATACATCTTTTGTTTTACGTGTAGTTGGCTTGCCACATAAACCATCATTACACTTTCCATCAACTTCTTTGATAATCATATCTAAAGAGCTTTTATCGTAAAAACTTTTTCCAACAATTTCAGCTTTAAATTCTTTGTTTTTGTAATAGAAAATACCATAATTTCCTGAGAATGTATTTTCAAATGTTCTTTTTTTAGGTGTTTTTGTTTTTTCTGGAAGCATAGACCACTCACCTTTCAAAAAGTCCCATTCAAAACCATACGGAGCGTTTCCTCTTGGTCTAGAATAAGTTTTGTTCATAACTACTTTCTTTTGAGAGTTTTTTGTTACAAGTTTTTTCTTAAAAATAACTTTTTGTTTTGTACTTATTTTTGAGGATCGTTTCAGTTTTTTGTTCTGTTCTTTGTTTACACTTTTCGAATTCGAAAACCAAATTTTCATATTTCGAATACCAGAACAACCATAGTATTGAATAGGTGGATCTGAAACATACTTTATTTTCTTCAAGCTTTTTTTTATAAATAAATCTTGTTGACATGAATCGCATCTCATGGAAAGTGTAATTGCAATACCACCTTTACTATTAACGCATCTAGATGCTTCTTCAAAAGAACAATAAGGCATGTTCGTACCACAATAATCAAACCATATATACGCACAAGATTTATCTTTTAAAGTACAAATATAATCGTTTATATTATCTGCTACTGCAGATATTCCTGTAAGTTTTTTTATGCTATTCGCCTTCCATTGTTTGTCGGTTACTGGTTTCAGTCTTTTTTCTGAAATATTCCAATGTTTACGAGCAAATAGTGTAAATTCTGCAAACTCGTTTTCAAGATATACAATATAACCATCAACATTTTCACAAACCGTCAGGATTCGGGCACGATGTGAGTTCTTATCCGGGTTCGTGTAGGTCACCATCGTTGAGTTGATATACACACTATACTGTGTGAATTATTTTATATTAGAGTTTCAATATAAAAGAGAAGACTCATGCTCATTATTCCTTAAATAATCGTTAGAATCTAATGGTATATATGTTTATATTAAAAAACAATTTTACTACTTTTTATATTCCTTATATAATGATACTTTAGTATACACATGTACACTTACAATTCTAAACACAAGATGATTTTATACAAATGTCAAACTCTACATTTTTAGTTGTAACCTATGTTTTTAAATGGAACTTCGCCTACTTTTTGAACATGTACGTAAATCTTGACTCCATGCTTCTTGTATGGAAACGAATCCAACATCTTTTTGAGTATTCCGTGAACATCGTTCAAAACAAACTTTACTTTGTTACGGTGTGCGTTTTCACGAGTTTGAAATACCATATGAAATGTCTTTATGTTGAAGTCTTTTACAATATTGAGTCCAAGTTTTTCAATTGCATTAACCACAGTATCCTTGTGCATTACATTTTTAACACGCTTAACTTCAACTGCGGCGTTTCCATGAATTGTTGAAAATATAGCATCTGGTACTTTGGACTTGGGGTACAAGTTTGAAAGAACAACTTCAGAAACAACTTGGTGCATCTGTTTGTAACCAAGAAACTGAAATGCAAGTTTCTCAGAAATGTCAGAATTCGCACAAAGAGAACGAATGGGTACAGAATGCTTTGCCTCGCGGTGTGTAGAAAGAGCTTCGGCAAAGGTCATCGTCGTAGTCATAGGAACTTATATAAAAACTCGGTGATACTTTTTACACACGTCGCTCTCTCGAAATACTTTGAAGACAAGTAAATTATGTACCTACTTACTTAATCCTATCTTCCATTATTTTAAAATTTCTCTAATTTTATTTGAAAGTGATACTACATCACCCACTCTCCAATTATTGAGTTCATAATATGTACCTTGAAGTGCACTCATCAAATTATGTTCATTATGTTGCATAGTGTTAAGAACAAGTACTTTAGGATCTTCCATATAAATTGCAGAATTCATACCAGCACCATGCGTTCCTACTAGAAGCATACATTTACCTACATTTTTACTTTGCTGTTCAAGTGATAACTTTTCAAGAACAATAGCTGAAACATCCATTCCCAGTTGTATTATCAAATTCAATAAAAAAACATTTTCATTTGGGACAGTTCTCATCCTTTGCCATGCTGTTGAATCATGTTTAGAGTTTCTAGAAATCCAACAAATGTTTTTAGGTTTCTCATCAATATTTTTTAAAGATTCACTCATTTTTATAAGCGTTTTTGAAATGCAATTATCTAAACTGTGTCTTTTATTATAAAGAATTGAAGGGTTTGTACTACATGGCATAAATATAATTTTTTTATATATTGTAAAATATTTAAAAGTGTGATCTTTCCATAAAAATATCTCATTAGTACCAAATATTTTACTTGGTAATGTCATTAGAGGAAGAGATCTTGATTTCATCCTAAAGTCATAATTTGCATGTACTATCATATAATCTTCTTTTTCAAGATTTAAACTATCAAACAATAACTTATACCTTGAAAGTGCAACCAGAACCCACCACATGTTCCAATAATCATTATAATCAAAAACAATAACAGTTTTATTAGAAGTTTGAAACCCACTTTTTAATTTTTCACATTTTAACTTCAAAAAAGAAGGTCCTAAAAATTCCTTGACAAATTTACAAGAACTTTCACATGAAGAAACTATGGGAACATCATTTTTTGATTTGAAAGCAGAGTTTCTAAACTCAACTGCTTTCCAATTATTGTAATTATAATATATGGTATCGCATATAGTTATATTTGATTCTCTAATTTTTTGAATTTGTGGATCAACGTTACATCCTTTATAAATTTTTTTCAAAGGTTTATACACTATTTTCTTTTTAGTATTGACATACTCAGTTTTATTACAATTATACAAGTCAATGCTCTGTACTAGTAAATTCTTGTATATCTCGTAATATTCTATAAAATTCGTATTATTAACAACACCAAAAAATAAGAAAAAAATTATTAAAATAAATGCTGCATATTTCATTTTCTCTTTAGTATAACAAAATGTTTTGCGTAAGTCTCCCGTAACAAACTTTTATTTATGACTGAATCAACTTGTAAGTTGATTCAGTCATAAATAAAAAAAAAGTGTTATAAAAATATATCATCATGGATGCAAGTTTGAAGTCTATAAAAGATGCATTTAAACCAGCTTATGATGAAATAGAACGTAGAAAAACTGCCGATAACTCAGAACGTATACATTTTGAAAAATCAGATAATAGTACAAATTTAAAAGAAATAATAGAAGATCAATCATATACTTTATTTTCAATAAGTTCCGAAAGAATACCTCCGTGTTCAACTGCTCAAAAAAATCCAGCAGTCAGAATATATGGGACATTTCCAACTGAAGCAGACGCAAAAGAACACGCAGAGTGTGTAGCAAGTATAGACCCTAAATGTTCACTTTTTATAAACAAAACAAATCAGTGGCTGGTAGTTCCTTCTAGTATTGACAGAATACAGGATGGTGAATTGTGTAACTCAATCATAACTGAAAGATTACAAGAATATTTAAAAATTAGACTAGAAAATAGTAAAGAGTTTGACGAAAATTTAAAAGATGTTACTGAAAGAACTGTAAGACCGGAATACGAAGAAAAACCCATTACTAAACACGAAAATTCGAAAGCTCATAAAGCAAAAAATGGTTGTGAAGTAAGAGGTCAAAAGTACGCAGTAATCGTATTTTTACCAGACGAAAAAACAGGAGAACCAATATTTTTAATACATGGATGTTTGGAAAGCCAAGAAGAAGCAGATACGTGGATTCGAAATGTTTTATCTAAAAAAGTAACAGAATATGACATTCATGTTGTTTCGACATGTGAATGGTTGTTTTTAAATCGCATGCAAGGTGATGGTGCAAAAAATAACAAATATAGAACACCCGAACTTGAAAAAATAATGGAACATCAAAGAAATGCACCAGAAGAAATAAAATCATATCAAGAAATGTATGGGTTTGATTAAAACAAATCAGTTTTAAACACACAACATTGTACCATAAATGTGGAAAATTACAGCCTCATTTACGCTTTTATCTATACTTTCATACATATTGTATTTAAAAAATAAAAAAATTTTTTTTATAGCATACATAGCTGTAAGAAGGTTATACTACAACACAATAAATTATGACTATAAAAAAGGTTTAATTAAAAAAAATGACTCATATTCAAACGAAACAAATGAAAAAGTATTAGAAGACACTTCATCTAGTAGTGAAGAAGAAGAAATGCCACCATCTCCTATAAAAAGAGACTAACTATTTTTTATTTTTTTTAACATCCTCTTCTTTTTTAACAAATACATAGTTCTGACCACTTTCATTTTTTCCACATTCTTGATATAGTTCAAACACTCTATCAACTGTAGATTTTTCAGTAGAAAGATTTTTTTTATTGTTTAATTTTGTAACTAAGTCAGTCAACATTTGTATATTTTTTATTTTTTTTAATAATACAAACGTACTAATTAATAAACATGCAAAGTTACGAAGTCGCATGCAGAGTCACAGAGTCACAGAGTCTTATTTCATAAAAATGTTGATTTCATAAAAATGTTGATTTCATAAAAATGTTGATTTTCAAATCAAGATTAACACAAAACAATTCCATTCGCTCCAACTGTAAATTTTTTGTTATTTGCGTCTCTATTACTACAATTTAGACCACTGTTATAAAACATATATGACATGTCTGTAACTCGTGAAGTATTCCAATTCGATATGTCTTGATTGAAATTAGTTGCACCGTAAAACATACTAGACATGGTTGTAACTTGTGAAGTATCCCAATTCGATATGTCTTGATTGAAATTAGAGGCAAACGCAAA